TCTCTTCGACATCGGCGTCCGTCACCCGGGCCCGAGCGCGGCATTGCGACACTGCACCACGCCTGCGGACTTCGTCTTTGGCTAGCACGTGCGCGTGGCAGTGGAGCATCCCGAAGGATCCGGACGGTTTGGCGCTGTCTGCTGGCGTGCGGATCTCGCAAGGCGTTTGGCATCCGGGCTTTGCGCACGGTGCGTGCCACACCTTGAGCATGGTTTGCGTGCCGTTCTTCCGGGTGTACGCCTCCGTTCGCACGAGCGTGAAGGTGCGCCCGTTGCGCGGGTTGGTGTAGGTCTCGGCCATGGCGGCTCCTGTGGTTGTGACGCGGCGATTATATACAGCCGCGTTGCAAAACCTGCCGCGACGAACGCACCGAACAGGTAAGAAAGGACACGAAATGGTCGGCGTAGCAAAAGGCGCGAAGATCAGGCTCTTGGCGGTGAACGACCGCGGCCTGAGAATTGGCGAGTCGCACCCCCGCGCAGTGCTCACCGATCAGGAGGTGGGCTGGTTGCTCGAGCTCAGAGCCGAGGGCTACAGCCTGGCGTGGTTGGCGGGCAAGTTCGAGATCTCGAAGTCCTGCGCCGCGAAGATCTGCCGCGGCCAGAACCGGGCGCAGGTCCCTGCGGGTTTCCGCCGAGAGCGTGCCCGTGGTTGATTGGCGTCGCGCTAAAGTCGTGGCATGGGAGACCTTCGCCACCTTTGGACCGACGCATTCCTCGCCGCGCTGCGCGAATGTGGCGTGATGTCCCGCGCCGCGGCAGCGGTGGGCATCGATCGCAGGACCGCCTGGCGCCGCCAGCATTCCGACCCGGAGTTCGCGCAGGCGTGCAAAGAGGCCATCAGCATCGCCACCGACGCGCTGGAGGCCGAAGCCCGGCGCCGCGCGCTTGTGGGCGTCGAAGAACCCGTGATCTACCAAGGCCAGCCGACCTACGTCTACGAGACCGACGCGTGTGGCTACCCGATCATGGACACGGTGCAGGAGGAGCAGCCCGGGTTCGATGACAAGGGCGCGCCCATCGTGCGCTTGGTGGACGTCAAGCGCCCGCGCCGCAAGCTCGACGAGAACGGCCAACCGGTCATCCTCACGGTGCGCAAGCCCAGTGACGCCATGATGGCGTTGATGCTCAAGGGCCGACGCAAATCGGTTTTCGCTGACCGCACCGAGCTGACGGGCGCCAACGGTGGGCCGGTGCAGCAAGCCACCGTCACGATCGCCACGGGCGTGCCCGATGTCGATGACGACGCGATCGCCTGAACCTCATGCAAACGATTGAAATTCTTTCGCTGGGCATCGGGCTAGGGGTAGCCATAGGTGTGCTGATTGCGTGGCTTGACGGGGCCGCCCGGGGCCGCTGGTGACCACGATCGACCTAGGCTATCGCCCGCGCCAGTGGCAGAAGGCGTGCCACCAGCAGCGTAAGCGCTTCACGGTGCTCGCGCTGCATCGGCGCGCGGGCAAGACCGAGCTGGCCTTGCGCGAGCTGTTGGACAAGGCGCTGCGCTTCACGCAGGACCTGGGGTTGTTCTTCTACGTCGCGCCCCAGCTCAAGCAGTCCAAGGCCATCGCCTGGTCGCGCCTGAAGCAGATCGTCGCGCCTCTGGCGCTGCACGGGCTGGCCGAGATCAACGAGTCCGAGCTGTGGGTCAAGCTGCCCCGCAACGGGGCCGTGATCCGCATCTACGGGGCTGACAACCCCGACGCCATGCGCGGCGTGCGCCTGGACGGCGTGGTGCTCGACGAGGTGGCGCAGATGGACCCCACGGTGTGGGACGACGTGATCCAGCCCGCGCTGTCCGACCGCTTGGGGTGGGCGCTGTTCATCGGCACACCGCACGGCGTGAACCTGTTCTCCGAGCTGTACTTCTCGGCCATGGGCGGAAAGCCCGACTGGTTCGCCGCGCGCTACACGGTCTACGACACCGAGGCGCTGGACACGGCCGAGGTCGAGCGCCTGCGCGGCGAGATGAACGAAACGTCCTTCGCGCGTGAGTACCTCTGCGACTTCGCGGCGGCCGGCGACGACCAGCTCATCAGCCTGGCCGACGTGGAAGAAGCAGCCCGCAGGCACCTGCAGCCCACCGACTACGAATGGGCGCCGCGCATCCTTGGCGTGGACCCCGCGCGCTTCGGCGACGACCGCAGCGCCATCGTGCGCCGGCAGGGCCGCATGGCGTGGCCGCCAACCACCTACGCCAAGCTCGACAACATGACGCTGGCGGCCCATGTGGTCGAAGAGATCCGCACCTGGCGCCCCGACGCGGTGTTCATCGACGAGGGCAACGGGGGTGGGGTCATCGACCGCCTGCGCCAACTGGGCCACAACGTCATTGGCGTGCACTTCGGCGGCAAGGCGTCACGGCCGCGCTACCAGAACAAGCGCACCGAGATGTGGTTCGAGATGCGCGACTGGCTACAAGTCGGCGGCGTGTTGCCCCCGAGCGTGGCGCTGAAGCAAGACCTGGCCGCGCCGACCTACAGCTTCACGAGCGCCACCGACGTCTACGCGCTCGAGCCCAAGGACAAGATCAAGGAGCGGATCAAGCGCAGCCCGGACCTCGGCGACGCACTGGCGCTGACCTTCGCGCACCCCGTGCACCGCGACGCGCGGGTCGAGATGCTGGCCGCCCACGGCATTCACGTGGACACCGGTGTCGACGGCGCCCTCGACTACGACCCGCTGGCCTGCTTCTAGCCCCGTGCCCGTAGCCCGTGGCGCCGGGCGCACAATCCGCGGCGAATAGCTGAGGACTACCCGCATGAACGCACAAGCCGATCCCGCCATCGACGCCGAGGTCGTGACCCCGGGCACCGACGTGACCAACGGCTCCCGCGGCCTGTATGTGGGCGTGGGCGGGGATGTCGTCGTGGTCACGAGCAAGGGCAATCAGCGCACGTTCAAGGGCGTGCCCACGGGCGCCGTGCTGCCCATCCGCGTGCGCCAGGTCGTCGCGTCGGGGACCACTGCGACGGACATCCTGGCCTTGTACTGAGCCATGCTGAGCATCGACCTCGGCATCGGTCTGACGTCGATCGCCGTCGGCGGCAGTGACCGCTGGCCTGGCAACAGCGTTACGGGAATCTTCTTCTCCGCCGGAGAGCAAGGCGGGTGGTATGACCCGAGTGACCTGTCCACGCTGTTCCAGGACGCGGCAGGCACGGTGCCCGTAACGACGGCAGGGCAGACGGTCAAGCGGATCAACGACAAGAGCGGGAACGGCAACCACATGTCCAACGCTTCGGCGTCGTGGACGTACCAGGTCGATGCCGCAGGAAAGCCGTATGTCCAGACCGACGGGTCAAACCGGCTGCAAGTCGCCGCGAGTATCGCGTGGGGTGCTGGCACGGTCACGATGATTGTGGCCAGCAAAGCAGTCGGCACGTCGGGCGCGATTGTCGGCTTTGAGTCGGTGTCTTCGTACACGGGCGCATGGAGCTATGAGGCGTTCAGCGGCGGGCCTCTTGTGTACCGCCGCGGATCTGGATCGTTCGGCGGGCGTTCTTCTGCCAGCGTCTCCACGGCCACAACAATATTTGCTGCCACCATTGACCTTGCTGGGTCCACGCAGGCCACCGAACAGGCCGTCCATCGTGTCAACGGATCTTCTCCAGCGCTGACGAATTACGGGTCTGCCGACAGCGGCAGCGGTCCATTCGGCACGAGGAATTTCACGCTCGGCGGCGGCGGAACTGGCTCTCAGTGGAATGGACGCCTCTATCAGGTCATCGTGTCGTCAAAGGCCGCAAGCTTGTCAGACATTGAGGCGGCGGAGACATTCTGCGGCGACAAGGCTGGGTATGCTGTGCCATTTGTGGCGGCCCAATCACCGACCTGGCTGGACACGTTCACCCCGGTTACGGAGGCTGGCTTCGTCCGCACGAGCCCATTCTCGCGAGCCAAGTACACCACCACGGCCGAGGTCATTTCGGTTTCTGGCTACAGCAATGTGAGTTCGGCGTTCAACACCCTGGACCAGATCGCGGTCTATGTGGATGGAGCATATTCAACGGCGTTCAACCCAAGCGCGGACGGCGCATTCAACGGCACATTGTCTC